CGCCTTTGCCATCAGTCGACCCAACACCCAAAATGTTTGATTTTCGATCTGCAAAGTAATAATCCATTTATAGCCATGCCTCCCTTATCTCGACTTCACATGCAAATGGTTGTGCCCAGCTCGAGGGCGTGATAGCAATCTCAGTATCACCGGGTGGCAGTTTGAACTGTTCCCATTGATTGCCAAAAGTATGAAGAGTGCGGTTCTCAGACCCATTCAAATAGGTCTTAGCATTGGCAACATCAATGGTCAGCACATCGCCATTTGAAAACCGGTTCTTGATGTCTGTCCACCAATTTACGTGTTGCCAGTCAAATTGAACCGCAATCAATTTCATCGCAGCTTGTCCCCATGTGTTGTTGCGTTCAAACCAAACGGAAAATGCTTCAACGTTCTCACTGATCATGTCTGGACGAGTCAAAGGTGGCAAAGAGACAGTCATTTCACGACCACTTTTTCCATTCCATGGAGAGACTTCAAAATTAATGCTCGAGCCGAATCTGCTCAATCTAGCTTGCATTAACTTATCATTTGTAAATTTCGATCGATCAAGTGACATGGTTCCCACTTGCTGGTCTTTAACATAACAATCGACCTGAATCTCGTCTTTGACAGCATTGTTGTCTGTGACCACCATTTGATACTGAACTTTGCCACCAGCCTCAAGTGTTAACTCCATGCGGCCCAATTCGGACACTGTTGTCTCAAAATGGAGCATCATAGATACGGTAAAGTTGTTGTTGCGCGTATTTTGGCTTGTGGCGGCAATTGGTATTTTGGCTGCTGGGCCATTCCAATAAGTCCCGGTCGAAGCATATGCAGGTTCCATATGCGGCCCGTTGTAGCTGTCACTGGCATAGTTGATTGATCCAGTCTGCTTGTTTGGTTTGCTTGAATCACCGCCCCAATTCGGATTGTTAGTGGCTGATTGATTGTATATCGTGCCGGATATTGGTGCTGAGAAATTTCCGTTTAGCCCTTTCTCCGACACATCGGTGGTGAAACCATCTATTTCTTGCGTACCGAATTGAAGAATACCCGGGCGATCATTAACAATCCCAACCATGCCGTTATCGGCATGCATAGTTGCCGTAATAACTGGCTCGACAGGATAAGTGCCACCATTATGAACCGTGATGGTGTTGGAATAGTATTCAGGATCCGCTGGGTTAGGCGACCAAGGAGATGCGGTGGTACCCAGCTCAAGCTTTTCTTCTTTTGCCGTGCAAGTGAAATCATCAGAACGGTGCACAACATGTGGAACTATATAAGATATGTCACTAGGAATCGTGAATGTCCATGAAGCTTTACCAAATGAAGAATAAACAGCACTAGGAAACCATCCAGTATATTTTTTATTGCTGTCATATCCCCAATACCCCAAAGCAAAAGAACCCGTTAATTTTGTCAAATATATTGAGTAGGTATAGGTGCTCCCGACATTAACAGCATGTCGATTGTTATCCCAACCGGGGACAGTTGAAAAGTCACCTGTGTATGACTGTTCTGACGAAATCGTCCCCGTTAATAAATTTTCAGGGAGATTCTTGTAAGGCATGTTGTCAAACGTCTTCTTGGCTACCGAGTGCGCAACGCCATCGGGGACAAATAAAGTGAACGAAGATGTGATTGCATTTCTGCCTTTAGGAACATCGTCAACATCTGTGAGCACGGCATTCCAATACACAGACAAGTCATCATTGAACGAAACCTGATGAGTGTCACCGTGCAAGATGCCACTTAGCTTATAGAAGGCGGTGCGAAATGCCTCATCATCATCAGCAATAAGCTGATAGCCAACAGTTATCTCGCGAGATGGGTTGCGAACGTATTCAAGTGTTTCCCCATCAGATATGCCTATGGCATTGCTAGTAGCAGATTGCTTAAGAAGCTCTCGTCCACCAACTTGCAGCGTCCTATATCCGGGCACAAGATTCTCAATGTATTGTCCATCGATTAGCATCGCTTCTGCTGGAAGCTGATTATCATCTGCACCCGTAAAGGGCGTCGTTTCTCTGAAATCGTACAATTAGACTAGCCCCTTTCGATAATTGCTTACCTTTGTCAAACGATTAAGCTCTGTTTGCATTGGGTTTGCGGTTGCACGAGCAACCTCTCGGCCGTCAATATACAGAGGAACCTCAATCGTTTGCTTGCGAGTGTAGTTGACATCAAGATTTGAAGACAAGGTTGCGCCCTGTACACTGTTATTGAGCGCACTCACGGAATAACTGAATGCTGACGTATCGACTGCTGGAATGCTCATTGCAGTTGCCGCTGTCATTGCATCAACCGCTTTCGTTATTGGCTTCATGTTGTCAGTGATACCAACAGCAACACCGGCTGGAATATACTGTCCAACTTCTTGAGCCATGACTTTAGAAGGTGAATGAATGCCAAGAGCACCCTTAACTTTGTTAACAATTCCCTTGGCAACAGATACTGCGGCATTCCAAGCTTTGGCTGCCAAGTTGCCAATCCCTTTAACAAGACCCATGATTAGTTGGCCACCAGCATCGACCAAGTCATCTCTGTGATCCCACACAGCCTTAGCCAATCCACTGACAAGTTTCCAACCGGCCGCTAAGATTTTAGGCAAGTTGTCAATTAAAGCTCCGGCAAGAGTTACAACCAATTGAATTGCACTACTGATCAATTTTGGCGCGTTTTCAATGAGAGCGGTGACCAACGCGATAACAAGTTGCACCCCAGCATCAATAATCTGGTCGATATTGTCAATCAAACCGTTCATCAATGCCGTAACCAGTTGGATAGCTGCATCAATAATCATTGGTAAATTAGCAATCAAAGCGTTAGCCAAGGCTGTGATTAATTGCAACGCAGCAGCAATGAGTTGATCAATATGCTGAACAAGCCCACTTACAATAGACATAATGATCTCCAATGCGGCATTCAAAATGGCGGGCAAGTTTTGGGAAATTCCCGTTACTAGTCCTTGCACAATTTGCATTGCGCCATTAATAATCTGATCCATATTTTGCATGAGCCCAGTTGCAAGTGTTTGGATCATTTGCATGGCTGCATTGATTAACATTGGGAGATTGAGAACGATGGCATTTACAAGCGCCATAATAAGATTAATACCCGCTGACATCAGTTGTGGCAGTGCTCCAACTAACCCGGTAACAAGTGTTGTGATCATTGTAATAGCGGCATTTAGCATGTTTGCACTACCACCACCGCTCGTAAGCGAGGTAACTAATGTGGTAATAATTTGAACACCGCCTGTGATAATCGCAGGGAGATTAGCAGTAATGGCATTCAACAAGCTAGTAATTAGAGACTCCCCTGATGCAATGAGCTGTGGAATTGCACTAACAATACCTGCAACAAAGTTAGTGATTACTTGTGGGCCCTGTGTAGTTGCCGTCTGTATCATAGTTTGAATCTGTGTGCCAAATTGATTGTTGACGAGCCCAAGACCAGCAATAAGAGTCGCAATGATCGCCGCGGGTCCAATAACTGACAACCCCATCTTCATTACTCCAGCCATCGCAGTCATGCCATTTGAAATAATTGAAGTCCCAAGGTCAAATGATGTGGATAAGCCCGATGAGATACCGTTACCTAATGTAGAGAACAAGCCGCTTAATGGAGCCAGCTTTGAAGATACGATTGATGTCATGCTAGACAATGAACTGCTAATCATGCTTGGCAGTTCACCAAACGGATTGCCAATTGTGGATAGTGATAATCCCTTTTTGAACGTTGAAGAAAACGATGACACGCTTGCACTCATTGTGGGGAATTTAGATGCAACTGAACTTGCGAGTGAGCCAATGCCACCATTGAATTCTTTCACACGAGTTGATGCGTTAGCAGTTAATCCAACTACTTTCTGCATACTGGTACCCAAAGAATCAAATCCCTTTGGTCCAACCTGCTCGACACCTTTTAATGCTGAAACAAAGTTGCTGATTCCCTTTGGAGCGCTTTCGGTTGCTGAAACAAATCCCCGCACCTTACTATTCATTCCGTCAAAGGCGGTGCTAACTTTGCTGGTGTCCGTCAATCCAGATAATGCTTTCGAGAATCCGTTGGCATCTTTGCTGCCTAATCCAAGGAAGTTGTGAACAGCATTGGCCTGAGCCGCGAATCCTGCAAATCCAGTCATGGCCGGCCCAATAACAGTAGACAAACCAATGAAGCTTTGAGCCATCTGCCCGAGAGACGAATTAGAATCATTTGCCATCGTCAGCACATTGTTGACCATGTTCAAAATACTTGAATTGATCCCAGAGTTTGCTTGCATGGCAGTATTACGAAGTGCTTCCCAGTTACCACCGACTTGCTCAATCTTAGAACCAATGTTGTTTTGCATATCATTGGCTTGCTGATCGAGGATGGCGTTAGCTGCTTGAGCGCTTGATGAAGCATCATTGATTGCCTTGCTCATTGCAGTCCAGCTTTGGCTGGCATTGTCTGAATTGTTAGTCACCGAACGAAGCAACGGACCCATTGCCTTAAAACCGGCAGTACCAAACATCGTAGTCAATGCGAGCTGCTTTTGCTGATCGTTCAAACCGCTTGTCGCCTTAGCAACATCAAGCAATATCGTCTGCAACGGCTTCATCTTGCCTTGAGCATCGTAATAACTGATACCTAAACTAGAAGCCATATCAGATGCTTGTTTTGATGGTTTAATGATTCTCGTCAATGCATAGTTCAAGTCCTGTGCCGCTTGAGCAGCTGGAACCCCAGAATTGGTAATCATGCCAATAGCTGTCGAG